GGATGTCTTTCCAAGAACTTAGTCAACCACACCAAACCCGATTCTTGTTTGAGTTCGGATTGTAAAATGTCTCCAGCTAACACCAGTGTACTTTCTTTACCCATTCTCGTACACAACTTAATCACTTCATCCTTTGTGAGATCACTAGCTTCTTCGCAAATGAAGAATGTTCGATTAAGAGAAAGACCCTTTACAACCTCTAGTGGTACAAATGAAATATCCCCCGTGCTTACTGCTAGCTCAAACATTGCATTACCAAGCCTATCTTTGAAGATAGGAAGTACAGCACCCAACCATACCGCTAGTTTTTCTGTTTCTGAACCCTTAAAGAAACCAAGAGATTGAGAATTACTGATTGCTGGTCTTGTCAACATAATTCTATCAATCTGACCCAGCTTGTAAAGATCAGCAGCAATGACAGCAGGAATATAACTCTTGCTTGTACCTGCGTAACCCGTTGCAACAACTACTGGTTTCTCTTCAATCAACCTAATATATTCCCTTTGTTTGTCGTTCATAGGAACCAAAGGTTTAGATTTGACTGCCTCTTCTCGTTCTTGTAAGAACTTTTCCTTAATGACTCTTCCTCCACCTTCTTGTACTTTTTGTTTACGAGTCTTACGGGCTGGTTGTCGCATTAATACAATCTCCTAATTTAAGGGTTTGGTTTTTAGGGTATCTTTTGTGTACTAAAAGTTTACATTTCAGGATACCCTAAAGGTTTGTACTTTAGGGTACCTCGTTTAATAATTTAACCTTTACGCCCTCTACGAGGGAGTTCAGACACATTGACTGCTTCTTCGGGCTGCTTTAGATCGTCTTTAGAGATTCCATTAACACCTTCAGAGAGTGCCGCTGCCTGTGCTGCATTTGGTTTAACCAGCGTGCACACCATCAACGTACCAATCTGCTGAGGTACAAACTCATTTACATCAACACAAAGCTCGTAACCTTCTTTGAATCCTTCTTGTAGAGCGATAGCAAAATCAATCAGTGAGTACGTTACGATTTGTTTAGTTTCTTTCATAATAAACCTTTCTTGGTTGTTGAACAAGAGNNAACTGCAAGTACTGACTTGCATNNACATAAGACTTATTATACACCATCTGATCAAGTTTAGCAAGACTGCTTTAATACAAACACACACACCATTTGATGGTGCGCTGGGCAAAATACCTTCTAATTCAACGCTTAGTACTTTAGGATATTTAAGGATTTGATATTTTAGTATATTCTAAGTTATTCTTAGAATATTATTCTTGGTATCATTTCTAAATGTTATTCTTAGTATTATTCTAAGTATATACCTTAATGTAGTTGTTTATTAAGTAATATGTTCTTAATGTAATATTCTTGTACTGAGAATGATACCTAAGATATATTCTAAGGTTAATACTCAAGATGTATTCTTAGTATATACCTTAATATAGTTGTTTATTAGATAGTATATTCTTTAAGATAGTATATTCTTNAAGATAGTATATTCTTAGTTGGTATTCTTAATGTAATATTCTTATTACAAGAATATACATAAGATATATTCTAAGGTTAATACTTAGAATACATTCTTAGTATATATACTATAGTATATATTTATTTTAGCAGGTGTTCTCTTGTTTGTCAAGTACTTTAAGAGGAAAAAAACCTCTACACAAGACTTTATTCTTGGTGTCTTCTTCATCTACATTCTTGGTGTCCAACACAAGGAACAAGACTTCATTCTTGGTGCTCAAGACAAGACACCACATTTCCTGTACCTTTCTTTTGTGTTTGGTGTCTAACATGAGAAATGCGCTTGACATATGTTATATAATGTGTTATATGAGAGATAACTACAAGACCGTTCTCGTAACGACAACTCATCAAAACATCTAGCATGAGATGTGAGTCTACGCCATGTTGGCGCTGTCTCTTGCTGTGACAAGCTACAGCTTGGCGCTGTATCTTGCTCTTGTAGCTCAATACAGGCATTCTGAGCGATTTTAGCCCTTTACCCATATCTACCCCTAGGGAAGCTAAGAAAACGGCTCCTAGGGCCTTTTAAGGGCCTTCCTGGGCATCTCTAGGTGTTGTGCTCGTCAGATCATCCAAGATACCTTCGTAAACAAAGAGAAAGGTCAACATGCAAAACTTACTTTTCAGTTCTATTCTACCTCAAGTGGCTTACGACCCAATCAACGGCAAATTCTACAGAGTACGTAAAAACTCAGAAGTAGCAAGTGAAGTATTTCCAGACGAAACTGGTAAGTTGTTTATAGCACCAAGTGTCAACCAAAAGAAGTTACTAATGAAAGCCATCAAAGTAGCTTGGATAATCCTTAATTCAAAAGAAGTACCAAACACACACACAGTTTACGCAAAAAACTTTGACACCACAGATTGTCGTGCTTTCAACATAGGCATTCTTCCTAACGAAGATTTTGCAAAACTGAGAGAAGCGTTCAACAACATACACAGAGACCTTAAAATCAAACCTCACAAAACAGATCAATACTCCTGTGTTATTCAGTTCAGAGAGAACGGTGTTCTTAGAAAATTGATCTGTGCCGACGTGATTCAAGCGAAGAAACTTCAAAGGCGTTTACTCGTAAAATACACAAAGATTGTTGGTAAGTATCTGTCTACTGAGTGATCAATGTTATCTCGTCTTTACAACGATTAGCACCAAAGGCAATAGAAGGCTTCTAAGCGATTTTTACCATCTACCCTACCCTACCCCTATGGAGACCGAGAAAATGGCTCCTAGGGCCTTTTAAGGGCCTTCCTGGGCATTTCTGTAACAGAGACAAGCTGGAGAGGAGATTATACGAGATGTAGCTTGTCGTGTACGGACTTTCGTTATCTTTGTGCTTTCTCTTTGCACTTGAAATGTTATCAATTCTGTGGTATAATAATTACGACTAATCCTCAGTTACATAACCGATTTAGCTTGGCTCATAAACCAATGCCTTTAAGGTACTAAAAGTATTGTTGAATTAGTTAATAAACTATTAACCGTCTATGCAAACATCGGAGTTTCTCTCCTTTCGCCGGTGTTTGCGGTAGAAGTTGGACACCGTAACCAACCCCTTCGGGGTTTGTATAATTGTCGATATTGTTTAAGGATAAGAATAATGTGTATTTGTGCTTGTTGTGGTAGTTACTATAAAAAATCATCTTTCCTTCAGGGTGAGTTTTGCAGTGATTGTGACGGCATTGTTGACAACTATGATATTTTGGATGAAGAAGCGAACCTAGAAATCAATAATCTCTTAAATCCTTCTGGTAAAATTAGACCAGTTTTCTATGAGGATAGAAAAGACGACATGGAGATGTAAGAGACAAACTCGCGTATATACGAGGAAGGAGGGAACATGCCATCGATCGAACTTGGTAAAGAGGATTTTGACTACGAAAAGAGACTTGAAGAAGAAATCCCACCGACTAAATTAGAGATTGCAACTAGAGAAAAAGTATTCAAAACTAAGATTGATCTGATCGAAGAAGAAGAATACTCACCTCCTGCTTGGGGTGAGAACTTTAAGGGTGGTGCTGAAGCAATCAATACTCTTGGTAGACCGCCTAAGCTAAGACACCTGGAAAAGAAAACCAACAGACAAATCCGAGAGCAAGAGTTACTGAGTCTTACCAGAAAACTAAAACCTCACGTAACCAAAGCGATTCAAGCTGCTGTCAAGATTATTGATAACCCAGAAGCTAACGATGCCAATAAACTCAAAGCGAGTGCTTTACTGATTCAAACTTATAGGCAATTGTTGCTAGACGTATTCGATAAAGCCTACGATTCAGATGAAGGAACAGAGGTTAACGAAAACGCACCCATCTTTAGTCTTAGAGTATTAGATGAGAAGAAGGAAGATGGTGAAAATGAGCAAGAACCTCAAACCGATGAATAAGCAATGTTATTTGTCAATTGAAAGTTGTTAAATCTGACTCCGCTGATTTCAGGTAAGGAACTTGCTTTCAAGAAGTAATAAACAAGGTTGGCGAACTGAAAATAAATTGTTAGGAGAGTATCTTGGCGAGTAATGAAAGATTTATATTAGCGCCAGCAAGTAAAAAGCAAGAATCGTTCCTCAATAGTGACGCCACAATTACATTAGGGGGCGGCAGTGCCGGGGGAGGTAAGACGTACACAGCCTTACTTATTGCCCTTAAGTTTATGCAACACCCAAAAGCTACAGGTGTGATATTCCGACGTACAAGTAAGATGATTACCTCTCCTGGTAGCATTTGGCATGAAGCTGTTGCGATGTACAGTTCGGTCTATAAAACCGGCTTAAAGATAAGACATAGAGAAAACGAAATAGTTTTTCCAAATGGGGCATTGTTAAAGTTTTCTCATATGCAGCACGCAAGTAATATGTATGATCACAAAGGTGGTCAATACAGTTTGGTAATTTTTGATGAAGCAACCGATTTCACGGAAGAAATGGTTGTTTATCTACTATCTAGAATGCGCAATGCTTATGTTGACTATAAGCCGCAGATGTTTTTGATGACTAACCCTGAATATAACAGTTTTCTCAGACACTGGATTCAGGACTATTATTTAGACCCACAAACCGGTATTCCAATTGAAGAAAGGTCAGGTAAAAAACGTTACTTCTTCAGACAAGGTAACACAATGTTGTGGTATAATAGTCTAGAAGAAGCTGAAGCTGTTCACGGTTCCGGTAACGAAAGCGGTATATCTTCATTTACTTTTATCCCGTTCACTTGTAGAGACAATCCTCCACTGCTGAAAGCGCAACCTGATTACATCAGTAGATTGATGTCTCTACCTCGTGTAGAGATGGAAAAACTCTTACTTGGTTCTTGGTTTGCTAGAGTTGAAGCATCTCAGATGTGGAAAAGAGAGTGGGTTGGTCTTGTCGATCACCCAAACGGAAGAGCAAAGAAAAGAATTAGAGCTTGGGATATTGCTTTCACGAAACCGAGTGAGCAAAATCCGAATCCGGACTGGACGAGAGGGGTCTTAATGTCTAAGGATGCCAATGGTGTATATACTGTTGAGGACATGGTTGGTTTAAGAGATAGAGTACACGAAGTAGAAAAGTTAATCTTTGAGACCGCATTGCGTGATGGTAAAGAGACGATTATCTCAATCCCAAAAGACCCAAACGCAGCAGCGGGTGCTTATGCTAGAGATTTGCAAAGAAGGCTCGCTGAAATGGGTTTTACAGTAAAATTGGTTGCACCTGTTAAATCTAAGGTTACTAGATTTGCACCTTTTGCCAGTGTCACACAAGCTGGATTTGTCAATGTCGTAAAAGCCGATTGGAATAAAGAGTTTTTTGAAGAACTAGAAGTTTTTGACGGCGATCCGAAGAAAAAAGATGACATTTGCGATGCGTGTAGTGATTGCTTTTATAATCTAAATACAGGCATTGATTTACCTTCTTTTTCGTTACCGTCCGATTTCCAATCCGCTATTACCACATCATTCGGTTTTCAAGAAATATCATTACCTCAATCTCAAGGTTTACCTGTAGGATTTTAACGAATTAAAGGAAGGAGCTAGGTTGCTCCTTCTTAATATTTAATAAGGGACAGATCACCCTTCTTAACATTTAAGAAAGGAGCCTACTTTGGCTACTAGAAAAACTAAACAAGAAGTTGTTCAGAAAGTATCAGACGATGCTCCTGTTCGTTTTCGTCTAGGCGAAGCAGGTTATCTTGGTCTTAACATCTTTGACGGCATTTCAAGAGACGAGTTAAAGAAAGAATTGACTTGGCCTAATAGCATTAAGACGTTTAAGCAAATGTCTTATCACAGTGCTATTACTTCACCCTTGACTTTATTTGAAAATATCATTGGTAGAGTCACATTCAGATTCGTTGCACCACCAAATGCAACAGAGCAAGAAGTTGAGCAAACAGCAATTATGAACTCTATGCTCAATGACATGGAGCAACCTTTCTCTGATTTTATCAACGACGCTCTGAGTTCAAACGTCTATGGTTTTTCTGTGCATGAAAAAGTCTACAGACGTAGGACTAAAGAATCTGGTAGCAAGTACGACGATAACCTCATTGGTTGGAGAAAACTACCAATTCGCAATCAAGAAACCATTGAGAAGTTTATATTCTCAGAAGATGGTAATGAGATCGTTGGTGTCAAACAGAATCTTGCTTTGATTTCTGATAACTACAACCGTTACTCAAATAGAGCAAGTCGAGAGGTTGTATTGCCTGCTAGTAAGGTTCTAATCTTCAGGGCTGGTCGTCATCGTGGTGATCCTTACGGTAAGTCGATGTTGAGGGATTCGTATCTTGCTTGGAGATACCTCACTGCTCTTGAAGAAATTGAAGCGCAAGGTGTACAAAAAGACCTTAACGGTCTCCCTACACTTTATCTACCGCCTCAATATATGTCACCAGATGCCTCACCTGAGCAGAAAGCGGTTTACGAGTATTACAAGAACGCTATTCGCAATATTCAAGTAAATCAGCAAGCTGGTTTAATCCTCCCTCAAGCGTATGATCCAGAAACCCGTCAACCTCTGTTTAAGTTTGAACTGGTTTCAACAGACGGTAAGAAGAATTACGACATCAGTAAGATTAAAGAGTATTATAAAAACTTGATCTTTACTAGCATGATGGCAGACATTCTTATCATGGGTCAAAGTAACACTGGTTCGTTTGCTCTGGCTTCTGTAAAAGGTTCAATGACTGCACAAGCTGCTGACGCAATGCTTCGTAATATCATGAAGGTTGTCAACAACGATCTTGTAAGGCAAACTTACGAGTTGAATGGTTGGGATACTTCAAGAATGGCTACTTTGGATTACGAAGGCTTAGAGGAAGTTGATGTAGATGTGCTGTCACGTGCTTTCCAGCGAACTGCTTCAGTAGGACTTGTACCAAAAACACCTGACGTTATCAATAGAGTTTTGGACATGGTTGGTGTAGATCGTTTACCAAACGATATTACTCAAGAAGAACTGGAAGAAATCCTAACAGATATGACGTCAAGAGCAGGTGACGGATTTACTACTCCTTTTGAGGGTACAAGAACTAACCCAGGATTAGGTGATGACAATGCTAACAATTTAGAAAACGCACCGTGATTCAAATAATATACGACTAGGATAACTGTCCGAAAAGGTACTTCGATACTACCCTGTCGTATAAATATAGAAAGGAGAATTATCTTNCCTTGGAGTAAAGATAAAACTATCCCCTCCCTTGAGAACAAGTCAGACAAAGTGAAAGAGGTATTTGCAGAAGCAGCCAATGCTGCACTTTCTAGAGGTTTATCTGAAGAAGATGCAGTATTTGCAGGATTAGGTGCAGTCTCTAGATACGAAAAAGCCAATAAACCTTTGAAGAAGTCTCTTAATTTTGAGATTAAATCTACTTGATGCCGTAAACGTTGCTTTGAATTCTATCCCTGATGAAAAAGAAAGAAAAGCAGCGTTAATTGAATGGGAGTATGCACAAACTATTGATAGGAATAGTCCTTGAGTTATCGGTCTTAGCCAAGCTCTAGGTTTAAGTGATTCCGATCTGGATGATTTGTTTATAAGTGCATCAAGTATCTAAATATACTTGAAATATTAATAATTTCGTGGTATAATATTATGTATATGAGTATCGTTTGTGAGAGGGTGTAAATGGTTGAAGAATTAGAAAAAGTTAAATCGTTTGCGCCTACTGACGCAATGAGGAATAATGCAAGAAGAGGTTTAGCACTTCGTGAGAAATACAACCGCGACGGGTTATCAACGAATGAAGCAGGTGAAATAGTCAACGGTAATCTGTCGCTGGACACTGTGAAGAAGATGTACAACTTTTTCAATGAGCACGAAAAGAGTTACAACCCGAAGAAGAAAGAAGCTGATGGTGGTCCAACAACAGGAACAATTGCTTGGTTGCTTTGGGGAGGATCAGCAGGACAATCCTGGGCTAGAAGAATCCTTAGACAAGAAAAGATTCTTAAATCTTACACTAAAGAGATTTCTGATGAAGAGATGAACACCGAAGATCGGATTCCTTTAGAAGATATTCAAATAGTAAAATCTATCGAACCTGAACTAATGCAAGTGACGTTTGTTGCCATGCAAGAAGGTGTGGATGCACACGGTGACATGATAACTCTCGATGAGATTAGAAAAGCTAAAGAATCTTTTAATCGTCAACTTTCAGCACAACGAAAACTTGCTAATCTCTGGCACATGTATCCAACCGATAAGTTCGATATTATCGAATCTTATCTACTTCCGGCAGACATATCCCTTAACGGTAAATTTGTTAAAAAGGGGACTTGGTTAGTCACCTTGCAGGTTTACGACGAAGACATGTGGCAGATGATTAAATCCGGCGAAATCAATGGAGTCAGTATTGGTGCAAAAGCTCAAGTGGAAAATATTGCGGGGTAAAGGAAGAATATGAAAGCAAAACGAAAGTTGACTAACATTGATTTTTCAGATGAGTCTGCTCATCTAGCGGTTACATCTAAGACGCTTAACGGTGGACCAGCCAATAAAGCCGATTACGCACTCGTCATTAAGAGTCGTGAGTTCTCAGAAGAGTTTATTGAAAAACTCCAGCAAGTAAAGATTACTATGGAGTTACCAGACTTTCTGCAAAAGTTTTTTTACTTGATGGAAGAAGAAGCTAAGNTTCTGGCTTATATGATGGGTTATCGTGAAGTTACTGAAACCCAAGAATACGAAGATGCTGAATCTGAAGAAGATTTCAGGGATTGGATTGAATCTCGTATGGAAAGTCTTGAACTAATCAAGGAGATGAGAAATAGCGAATCTCCCGAACTGGTTCTAGCTTCTGCTGATGAAGAATCTTTGATGGCTTTGATGAAAGACCAAGAAATGCTGGAAAAGGCATTTAAGAAATTAGACGACAAGAAAGCTGAAGAAGAACTCAAAGCTGAAAAAGAACGCAAAAAGCCTAAGCTCAAGACAACTAGGTCATATACTGACTCTGCTACTGTTGTATCTAAGGTAGAGACACTAGGTAAAGAATCTACTGACGTAGCATTAGCTACTGAAGGTGACAAGCCTCAAATCGCTAGCGAGGTTAAGAAGGAAGAGGCTACCGCCTCGGTTGTTAAAACAAAACAAAAGGAAAAACTGATGACTACTGACGTTAAAGTTGTAGAACAAGTGGTTGAGACCGAAGTTATCGAGAAGGCAAAGTTTGACGAAGTTCAAAAAGCCTTCAACGAAATGCAAGTCGAACTACAAAAAGCTAAAGAAATGCTTGCTGTTTTTGAAGCCGAAAAGAAGGCTTTGATTGAGAAAGCACGCAAAGAAAAACTACAGGCTGCTGTAAAAGATGAAGGTCGTACTGAAGTATTCTTCAAGTCCCTGAAGGACGTAGATGATGAGCAGTTTGAAGCTGTCGTCAAGGCTCTTGGTGAAATGACCGCCATTGTAGAGAAGTCTGAACTGTTTGAAGAACAGGGTGCTACTGTTACTGTAGAAGAACCTGTTGTTAAAGAATCCCTGGTAGCGAAAGCGCTCAAAGCAAAGCTACAGGCTGCTAAATAATTGTAGATTAAATAGGAGTTAATATGCTAATTGCTACTGAAAACTTTCGCCTGAGCAACGTCCTCAAGCACGAATACGAGCCTTCACTTGGTTACTGCCGCGAAACCGTTGTAATCAACGACGATGCTGCTGATCTGAAGATTGGTACTGTGCTAGGTGTGGTTACTGCTACTGGTAAGTACAAAGTATGTGTACAGACTGCTACTGACGGTTCACAAAACGCTGCTGCTGTACTAATGGAAGATAAGACCATTGCCAATTCTACCGACACCAAAGTTCTAGCTCTAGTTCGTGGTCCAGCCATCGTTAGCAAGTCCGGTCTAGTACTCGACGCCTCTTTCGATCAAGATGCCGAGAAGGCTGCTGCATACGCATCACTAGCTGCTAAAGGTATCGTCGCTTCTGATGCTGTTTAATTGAAATCGTTTAATAGTTTCGGAAGTCAAGAATATTTAATTTTTAAGGAATAACACAATGGCAAGCGTAAGAAGTTATCAAAATGGCTTTGAAGTAACCGACCTGACTCAAGAGCTACTACTTGTACCTAATACTTGGGGTCTGATCGGCGAACTTGGTATTTTCTCAAATGACTCAGTTGCTCATAACACTGTAACC